CCAGCATATATACTGTTGAGAACAGAGTTGTATTTTTCTGAACCTAAAAATTTGTACACCTGACTATTGGACTCTGTATAAGAAAGCTCTGGCCCCCAAACCAGTTCCATAGTTCCGCCTCCAGCGTTGCTTGCTAGGATATCACGGAGTTTATTGATAGCCGCTTTGTTTGGTAGGATTTTGTGGTCTAAACTACCAAGTGTCCACAATCTAATGTTTGATATGGCTCCGTCTAAAGCAGATAAGTCAGCGAGGCGCATTTTTTCCAGCATGATTATGTCATCAAGAATTGCGTAGATCATAGGATTTGCCCAGACCTGCCAATCATCTTTCTTATAATAATGTACGGATAGTCTTTCTGGCTCTAGGGGTATTTCTTTATCGCCGTTTTCTATAGACCTTCTGGCTGCCGGTGGTAGCGTCTTAAGTATTTCTTGAGGTATATGGCCCTTTTTGTACACGTCTGATATAACGCTGTTAGATATGCTAAATCTTTTTGAGCCTACAAACAAAGATAATCCACTATCTTTCATATTAACACTCATGGGATTAAAGAAATTATATCTAAAAGGAATTACATTTCTAGTTACGTTTGGCAATTCAACTTTTATATCATTTCCTACAGACTTCATAAATTTACTTAATTCTGGAGTGATATTAGCGTTGCTTCTGTATACAACAACGTTGCCTGTTCTGTATAGATTGTTGAGGAAGCGTTCTGATCTTTCTTTACCGTCAACCTTTTTAAACCATTGTTTGAAGAATTTTTCTGCAGTTCTGTCAGAGTGAACAAGGCTAATTCCTTGACTACCAAAGTCTCCCATCAAATCAACTATGTTTCTAATTATTCCAACTTTGTCATATGCGTCCATGCACATTTTGATAATCCGCTTTTGATTACTTGGTACGCGCTCGCCTTCTCTAAAGGCGTAGTAATCTCTTTTGGAGAACTGAGGTCTTACGGATCTGTTTGGCTCTATATTAAGAAAATCCCTATGATATGCAGAGCTTTTACCTAAACCACCATAAGAATCAATGTTTTCGCTGTAAGAAGCAAACGCACTTTGTCTGTCTTCATCACCTGACCACGTAATCATATCTTCGCTCATTTTATGCCTCTGTATCTTCAATTGGAATGTTAATTGGAATGGTTACAATATTATACACAAATTAATAAACATCTTTCATGTTCTCAGTAAACCAGTTTGGCCCGGTAAACATAGTTTCGCTACCTTTTCTCTGTATGCCGTCCATCGTAGCGAACCCGCCATAGAAATTGTACTCCTGTGGAGTTGGTGCTCTCATGATACCTCTGGCTGCCATATTAGCCATAATTAAAGCTGAGTAGCGGTCTTTACGCATTTTGCTTTTCTTGCCAGCTCCTACGACTACTTCTGGTGTGTCCCATTTGTCTCTACCACTTGCTGTTTGTGTCATCTGTATCATAGCCAACTCGTCCTTGAGCTCCTCGATATCGAGAACGCACTCTTCAAGCGTATCATATACTCTATTTTTTAATCCATCTTCTGCTGCTGATATACCAAGAGTTACGGGGTCAAAGAATGGAAATAATAAAGACTTGTCTTCAAAGTCCTTTCTTAGGCTATGATTTGCTTCTGCTAACCAGTCATACTTCGCAAACTGGCACATCTCTAGTATATGCAAGCCTTTCTCGTCATCTGTATCTTTAGCCTTGTTTTCATCTATTACAGGCCATATTGCTACTTCTCCATCCTTAATTTTGTCATGGTCATGCAGAGATTCCATTACGGCTATACCGCCACCTTGCGCATCCATCGCGATATGGACACACGGAAACAATCTCATCAGATCTCTTATTTTTCTAGCGCAATATGCATAGTAGTCTGTTTCTGTAGAATAACCTTTTTTGACTTTATCTTTATGTTCTGATCTATTGGTTGTCCAGCAATGAACGATTCTTCTGTGGTCTCCGTTTATCTCAATAACAACAATACTAAAGTTGTCTACCTCAGATGCAGGGTCAACACCAAATACATATCTCTTATTTGGCTCTCCCATCAGTTTAGCCTCAAAGTGTATTTCTTGACCGTTGGAATCTTTCAATACATTGTCTATTGATATAACGCAAGACTCTATAAGTGATCTCTTAAAAAATCCTTGGCTATCTCTAGTGAAGCAAGCGCCGAACTCCATCTGATAGATACCTGCGTGAACAGTAGCTTTAGATCTAGCAACCTGAGCAGCATCCATGAAACCTTCTGGCAAAAGCTCATATGGTATCCTGATAATAGAATACTGAGTCCAGTCAAAACTTTTGGGTACTTCTTCGCCTCCAAATATTTCTCTAAGTCTATCTTCTCTTCCTTGACTTTTAATAATCTGCCGCCACTTTTTCCAGTACGTCGCAAAATGATTAAAGTCGTAATAGGCTGTTCCCGACAGTATAATCTGGTTGTCTCTTAGAGATAGATCGTCTTCTTGTTTTTTGTTTTCTTTCAGGTCTACACCAAGCTCTTTTGCTCTTTTTTCCGCTGCTAGTCTTTTAACATTATCAATTGGGTCTGCGCTAACTGCGGCGAAACCAGCAACAACATTTTCAAATATATCTCTAGGTATGGATGCAAACTCATCAGATATAATGTCGTTAGCACGTTGACCACGAATTTTTTGACCGTCACCAAGCGGTAGGCATGTAACGGTGCTTTCATTAATCCTCATGACACATCTGTCAACATCTCTACGAGGGCCAGACGATCCGCTACATATATCTCTTAGTATTGGTGCGTTTCTCCATATTGTTTCCATATATTCAAACAAAACTTTAGATTGTCTAAACGCAGCACCAACAACTACAACTTTTCTTTTCGGCAGCAACAAAGCCCTGAGTAAAGCATATAAAGATAGCATGAAAGATTTACCAAACCCACGACTAGCAATAAGCATTGGAAACTTTCTGTTCCACATTTCACAAAGCATCAATGCTTGAGATGGCAAGATTTGTATATTGAGGATGTGCTTACAAAGAAATGAGAAGTACTCAGGTTTTGTCATTAGATACACAAGCCTAAGATGGTAATCATCGTCTTGAGTTTTAAGAATAGACGACGGGTTAAAAATATTTTTATCATCTATGTTTATGTTCAGCCAAGCTTCGTTTATTTTTTTGAGTTCTGTCATTTTAGACTGTTTATACTCCCATAGCTCCTATGTGTTATTACATCATCTGCGAAGCCATAGTATACAGACTCGTGAGAAGAAAGATACCAGTCGCCCGACTTGAGTTTTCTCTTTATAAAGCCCTTAACTTTTTCTTCTGTCGGCTGCTTATAATGTTCTTTAAAGAACTTGCCTTTTTTGCAGCTTGAAGCATAAATGTCTAACATGTCCTCAAGTATCTTTTTTTCAAACTTAGCCCAATTCTGTGTGTCAAGATAGTTTCCTGCGCTTGCGCTGCTACCGTAGTGACACATGAAATGTGCATTAGGCATCATTATTCTTTTGTCGGCAGCTTGCAGTATTATGCTGCTCATAGATTCTGCTTGACCATAAACTAATATTGTTACGTGCGATCTTGAAATTTTGATAGCATCGTATATAGCCATTCCATCGCCCCAGTTTCCACCAAGGCTGTGCATATGTATAATAATTGGCTCATTCTTTATTTGATCTAAGTGTCTAATGTTTTTTATGAAGGTTGTAGCCATTCTATACTCAACACCCGGATCGTCGTCAAATGATCCATGTTGACCATGCAAGAATATTTCTCTATTCTTTACATCTATATTTTGGCTATGTATATCGTCTATTACATTATTCATTAGTTATACATCTCGTTTAGTCTTTTGAATAAACTAGACAGAGTTAAGAAAGCATTATATTTGTCACCACAAAACATTATATGTATATCTCTTTGAAGCTGAAACTCCATTAGCATTTTTAACATATACTTTCCGCTTATACGCACTTTCTTTTTTTGTGACTCTGGTATCCTAGTATTATCTGGGAACTCTACTAAATCCTTTAGTGTAAATTCTAATAATATAAATTTATGTTTAAACGGTCTCATACGCTCTATCTCATTCATGAACGCATGTTTCTTTTGTCCTAAGTTTGCAGCTAGTTCTTCAGGTGAAGCTTTTCTTTCTATACAGACTTTTTCCTCTAGGCCTACTATGGTATAGTCGCCAGTATCAAGCTTCTGTACTATCATTCCTTCGCACTTGTCGTACTTGCTGAAGTGATAGCCTTCTTGCTCTCTAGTATCTTTTATAACTGTAAAGTTAGGAACTTTCTTTGCCATTGTTATGTACTATCTGTGAAAATAATGATTGGTAGGCGTGCTCATGTCCGGTTATTCTTTCATGGCATGAGCGACATAAAGTTATGCCGTTGTCAACATCATATCTCAAGATAGCGGCACTCGACCATTTTTTTATATGGTGAGCTTGTAGTCTATAGTTTGAAGTGCATCCCGGCATCTGACACCGGAACTTATCTCTGCTATAAACTTTTTTTCTCCAGTCTTTATAAACTGGGTCGTCATAATTTCTTCTCATTTTGCTTTCGCTGAAATAACTCTTATATCTTTCTTAATGTCTTTACATAGAGTCCTTGCCTCTTTAGAGTCGTCCTGATCTAAAACAAGCTTTAGTAATTTGTATATAGCTGTGTAGCACGCTCCGTCTGGATCGTCAGCTTCTACAAAAATTATTGGATACTCAGAGTTATATTCATATATTCTATATTTTTTAAGTCTTGACACGACCAGTGACATATCAAGATAAACTTTGTATATTTTCATTTACGTCGTGTTTCATCATGATGTTAACTAGACCGTCTAAATCGTTCTTTGGAGTCCATCCCAGTTTAAGTTTTGCTTTTTCGGAACTACCTCTTAGATAATCTACCTCAGC